CGAAAGTTCTACACTGATGACGCTGGTCATGCTCTAGCTAAACAAGTTGACACTGACTTGATTCAGCTAGGACGTACTGCTGGCTCAGGTACTGCGTACTCTACAGCAGCTTCAACTACTAACGCATTTATTGGTTCTAATGGTACAACAGTCTATAACTCTTCATCGTCTAACGCTGCTGCGTTGACTGATGCTGCTATTAGACGTACTATCCAACGACTCGATGATGCTGACGTACCAATGACGGATCGTATGTTAATTGTACCGCCTTCAACAAGAAACACTCTTATGGGTATTGCTCGCTTTACTGAGCAGTCTTTTGTTGGTGATGCTGGTTCAGCTAACACCATCCGTAATGGTCAAATTGGTGATGTGTATGGCGTAAAAGTCTATGTATCCACCAATGCTGACTCAGGTGCTGGTAACTCTGGTGCTGACCGTATTGTTCTTATGGCTCATAAAGATGCTTTCTGTCTTGCTGAGCAGATGGGTGTACGTTCACAGACCCAGTACAAGCAAGAGTGGCTTGCAACATTGTTTACATCGGATATGCTTTACGGTGTAGCTGAGTTGCGTGATAGTTCTGCTGTTGCTCTAGCTGTTCCTGCTTAATTAAGTAGGTATCTCCCCAGGCTCACAAGGCTTGGGGAGTTTTATTATTGTCGTTCATCCATTAGGACGGAAGTAGGGAAACCGAAGGAACGCATCTTTCTTTATAGGAGGGTGTTATGACTTGGCAAGACTTCTGCCGTAAGCGTGAACTAGATAATCACAAGAAACAACAAATACTTAAACTACGACAAAGGAAACACTATGTGGACTAAACCTGAATACACTGAGATGAGATTTGGTTTTGAAGTCACGATGTATATTGCAACTAAGTAAGGGCGTATAATGGCTATATATAGAGGACCAGGAGGGTCAGGAGATGCAACAACAGACGCTGCTAATCAAGCCTCTGTAGCCTCTGATAAGGCAGCACAAGCAGCTAGTTCGGCTACTGCTGCTGCTGGTTCAGCTACATCTGCTGCAACGTCAGCAACAGCTTCTTCAACATCTGCTACAGCATCCGCAAGTTCTGCTACAAGTGCTGCTAGTTCTGCAACATCTGCAACTAGCTCTGCAACGGCTGCTGCAGCTTCTTATGATGATTTTGATGACAGGTACTTAGGTGCTAAGTCATCTAATCCAGCTACTGATAATGATGGTGACGCGTTAGTTGTTGGTGCATTATATTTTAATACAACCACTAACATTATGATGACCTACACAGGGTCAGCGTGGCAGTCTATTGCTACAGGTGGTACTGGTTTACTAGCTTCTAATAACTTAAACGATGTTCAAAGTGCAAGTACATCAAGAACTAATCTTGGTGTTGCTATAGGCTCTGACGTACAAGCATTCTCATCTGTTCTTGCAGGTACTACTGCATCCTACACAACTGCTGAAGAAACTAAGTTAGCAGGTGTTGAGACAGGAGCTACAGCAGATCAAACAGGCGCACAAATTAAGACTGCTTATGAAGCAGAAACTAACGCATTTACTGATGCTCAGTTTACTAAGTTAGCTGGCATAGAGACTGCTGCAACAGCGGATCAAACTGGAGCGCAGATTAAGACTGCTTATGAAGCAGAGACTAATGCGTTTACTGACGCACAATTTACTAAACTTGCAGGTATAGAGACTGCTGCTGATGTAACAGATGGTACTAACGTGACTGCTGCTGGCGCGTTGATGGACAGTGAGGTTACTAACCTAGCACAAGTTAAAGCGTTTAGTTCAGCAGACTACGCTACTGCTGCACAAGGTGCTAAAGCAGATAGTGCTAACCAACCTGCTACAACAGTATCTAAGACATCTGCTACAGGCTCTGCTGTTATGCCATCAGGTACAACAGCACAGAGAAACGGATCACCTGGTGCAGGTAATCTACGATTTAACACAACTAATACTTCCTTTGAGGGCTACGATGGTTCTGCTTGGGGTGCTATTGGTGGTGGTGGAGCTACAGGTGTCGGTAAGAATAAGATTATGAACGGTGCAATGACTATTGACCAGAGGAACGCAGCAGCTTACATTGGCAATACAACTGCTGTTGTTTATTCGATTGATAGATGGAATATCTATGGTTCCGTAGCTGGGAAATTTCTTTCTCAACAAAATGCTGGTTCTGTTACGCCTCCTGTTGGTTTTTCACACTATTTAGGAATTACATCTCAATCCGCATATTCTGTTACTGCTAGTAATACTTTTCAATTACAACAACAAATTGAAGGTTTTAATAGTTCCGATTTGGCTTGGGGTACTGCGTCTGCAAAAACAGTTACTTTATCATTTTGGGTTAGATCTAGTCTTACAGGTACTTTTGGTGGCTCATTGTCTAATAGCTCAGTTAATTACGCATATCCGTTTAGCTATACAATATCAAGCGCAAACACTTGGACAAAAATATCAATAACAATTACAGGCCCGACTGCAGGAACTTGGGTAGGCGGAACTACAGGAATTGGTATTCGTGTTTATTTTGGTCTTGGTGTTGGTTCAACATATAGCGGATCAGCAGGTTCTTGGGCAGCAGCAGATTATCGTTCAGCCACAGGAGCAACATCAGTAGTAGGCACATCAGGAGCTACTTTTTATATCACAGGAGTACAACTAGAAGCTGGTGATGCAGCTACTGAGTTTGAGCATAGACCGCATGGGATAGAGTTGGGATTGTGTCAGAGATACTATCAACAACCAATAGATAGTGGATTAGATTTCTTTGCTGGTTATTTTGTAAACGGTAACTATGGCCCAGGTGTTTTTGATACATGGGTTGTTGAGATGAGGGCAACGCCTACGGTAGTTTTAACTCTTGGTAGTTTAAATGCTGTCGGTAGTGTATCTGTCAATTATTTTAATTCAAAAAGATTTCACTTAAATCCAACTGCTAACGCTACCAGTAATGGTTTTTATTATGTAGCTAAGTTAACAGCAGACGCGGAGTTATAAATGTACAAGATAAGAGAAAAGAATTTAATTACTAAAGAAACCTTGTCAGGAATTATTCGTACATCAGACGGTGCAATTATTCCTAATGATGAGTCTAATACAGATTGGCAAGAATATCAAAGATGGCTGGCTGAGGGCAACACACCTGATCCAGCAGATTAATGAAGAACTTTGATTTAGCTACGTTACTTGCTGGAATCATACCAGTAATGCTTGCTGCGATGTGGTGGGTTATTAGTAATGTCAATGAGTTAAGAGGTGAGATACAACTGTTGCAAGCTAACATGATGATGTTAGTAAGTCCACAAGGACAGATTATTCCTAGTCCTGGTAATGCTTTTGCAAGACATGAATTAAAAGAAGAGATATTTCAAAGATTTGCAGACTTACACGTTAGAGTAAAGTTACTGGAGGCTAAGAGTGAAGAAGGACAGTAGACTAGAAAGAGCAGGTGTATCAGGATTTAACAAACCTAAACGTACACCAAGTCATCCTACTAAGTCACACGTTGTTGTGGCTAAGGAAGGTGACAAGGTTAAGACTATAAGGTTTGGTCAGCAAGGTAAAACAGGTGACAAGACAATGACTAAACGAGCTAAATCATTTAAAGCAAGACACGCTAAGAACATTGCTAAAGGTAAGATGTCAGCAGCATATTGGGCTAATAAGGAGAAATGGTAATGCCAGCTAAAAAAGGATTATACGCAAACATTCATGCTAAACGTAAACGCATTAAAGCAGGTTCTGGTGAGCGTATGCGTAAGGTAGGTAGTGCTGGTTCACCTACTTCTACAGCGTTTAAGAAAGCTAAACGAACAGCTAAAAAGGTTACTTGATGGACAATGACAAGCAACTAGGTAAGTTAGAAGCCCAAGTAGAGTCTCTACAGCGTCAGGTAGAGCAGTTAAGTATCGACGTTAAGTGTGTGACTGATGTCATGACTAAATGGAAGGGTGCTGGTGTATTGTTACTAATACTAGGTGCTTCGTTTGGTTGGCTGGTAGATATTATTTTAGGCAGATGACAATTAAATGCTTGACTTTATTGGCAATATGTGCTACATTTCTCGTACAAGGATGTACCGCATTAGGTTTAGCTAAGGCTATAATGCCAGGTAAGTCAGGCACTAGTGTTAATGCTAATGCTCAGGTAGGTAAAGAAAATACACAGCAAGTAGTAGGTCAACAAGACAACACCAAGATCGAAGGTGAGAATGTTAATGTTAGTCAGAAGGAAAACGACAGCAGCATTAACACATCTAAAGTAGATAGCTTAATACAAAATAATACTAATGTGCCTATGTGGTACTTATTGTTGTTGGTATTAGGCTGGTTACTTCCTAGCCCACAAGAGATATGGACAGGGTTTGTCAACTCAATAGAAAGATTAATTCATGGCAAGAAGCGTAACAGCCGTAAAAACAAGAACAAACGATAGCGCAAAGGTTGATATGTATACTGTCCCAGCAAAGAACACTGCTGAGATACACATGCTTTATATCTTAGCTACTGCTGGTAATGAAGACGCAGACTTGTATTGGTACGATAGTCACACAACAACAGAGTACCCATTAGCTCACGCTAAATCATTACAGTCTACTAATGGTGAGTATTTATTATTAAAAGACTTACAAATAGACTTACAAGAAAACGATGTACTTAGAGTTAAGAACAGTGGTACATCAAGCACGATTACTTACATAGTTACTATGGAATTAAAACCATCATTAGCAACACAATTTCACTCATAGGAGATAGATATGTACGGATATAAACCCCCTAAACCTAGAAAGAAAACTAAACCTAAAAAGAAGAAGTAATGGCTAAAGGTGTAAAGCATTACTTAAAAAATGGAAAGGTCTGGTCAGGTAACTTTCACAAGATGCCTAACGGAATGTTGCATACAAACAAGTCCCATACAGCAACAAGCAAGCCTTTATATCATTATGGTGATCTTTCAGCTACCGCTAAAAAGAAAGCTAAAGGATAGCAATGAATTACTTAGAGTTAGTTAATAATGTACTGGTAAGACTTAGAGAAGATGAGGTAACTGCTCCAACAGATACTGTCTACTCTAAGTTAATCAGTACCTTTGTCAATGACGCTAAAAGAATTGTAGAAGATTCTTTTCAGTGGAACGTGTTGACTGAGACACTTACAGTCACTACATCTGCTGATCTTTTTAACTACGTTCTCACAGGATCTGGTCAACGATTTAGGGTTATGGATGTTATTCACTCTGAGGAAGATTATTATTTGTCTCCTAAGAACTCTAGTCAGATGAACAGTTTGTTGCTTAACGAAACCCCACAAAAAGGACAGCCAGCTTTTTACAACTTTAACGGTGTAGATGCTAACGGAGATACGCAGGTCGATCTATATCCTATTCCTGATGGAATACAAAACATTTACTTTAACTTATACAAACCTCAGCCACAGCTAACCGATGCTTCAACAAGGTTGTTAGTTCCTACTGAACCTGTTATTAAGTATGCTTACGCACAGGCTGTAGCAGAGCGCGGTGAAGACGGTGGTTTAGCTGCACAGGAAGCAACAGCATTAGCTGACTTATCACTAGCAGATCACATCGCTATGGCAGAAAGCAGACAAAACGATCAATACGTCTGGGCAGCAGTTTAATGGCTGGTAGACTACAGTCATCAACCATATCAGCACCAGGCTTTCTTGGTATTAACACACAGGAAAGCAGTGTTGATCTTGCGTCAGGCTATGCACTAGAAGCATACAACTGTGTCATAGATAAGTTTGGTCGTATCGGTGCTAGGCGTGGGTGGAGTAAAGTAAACACATCGTTAAACTCTGATCTAGCGTCTAACAGTGTTGACTTTATTTATAACCTACCTAACCCTGACGTTACTTTTGTTGGTGGTAATAACAAGTTATTTACTAGAGCAAGCGGTGCTTCTACATTAGTCACAGCAGTTAACACTACAGTAGCTAATGCAGCAGGAACAGGTACAACAGCTTACAGCATCACAGCTAACGAATGGATGGGTGCTAGTATTGTATTCGGTGAGGGACCAACAGCTAGTCCTTATGCTTACTTTGCACAGACTGGTCATCTGCCTTTAGTCTATCATAAACTAGGAGCTAGTCATGCACACACAGGTGCTTACGGTTTTAACTTACTCAGTGATGCTGGGTCAGTACCTACCACATATAGTTCTGCTTCTGACTTTAAGCCTAATGTAGTTATAGGTGCTTATGGTAGAACATGGTGGGCAGACATTGCTAACGATAAACAAACAGTTTACTTTAGCTCGTTACTAGACGGAACTAACTTATCTTCTGGTGACTCAGGTTTTTTGTCATTGATTGATGTGTTTCCTAACGGTGACGAAGTAGTAGGACTAGCAGCACACAACGGTTTCTTAATTATCTTTGGTAAAAGAAACATTGCTGTCTATGCAAATCCTATTGACGTAACTCAGTTGACATTAGCTGATTTAATTGCTGACATTGGTTGCATAGCTAGAGACAGTATTGCTAACACAGGTACTGATGTTATGTTCTTGTCTGAGACAGGTGTTAGAAGTATTGCACGAGTCATTCAAGAAAAGTCAGCACCTATTAACGACATCTCGTTTAACGTAAGAGATGAGCTAGTAGCCTTTGCAGAATCAGAGACTAACAAAGAAAAGATTAAAGGTGTTTACTATCCTAAAGATGCTTTCTATTTATTAACATTACCTACGTCTAAGTATGTTTACTGTTTTGATCTACGAGCTAGATTACAGAATGGCGCAGCCAGGGTTACTGTCTGGGATAGTCTTGAACCTACGGCATTACACGTTACTTATGATGGCGATCTTTTCGTAGGACAGAAAGGTTACTTAGCTAAATACTTTGGGTTCTTAGATGACGCAGCTACTTACAGACTACGTTACTACACTAACTACTTTGACTTAGGTAGTCCTACAACACTGAAGTTTTTAAAGAAAGGTAACTTTGTAGTGGTAGGTGGTGTAGGTCAAGACGTAGCGTTGAAGTATGGTTTTGATTATGTTAACTCATATCGGTCTATAACTAAAAAGCTACGAGCAGGTAATGTTTATGAGTACAACATCGGTGAGTACGCTATTGCAGAATACTCTAGTGGTCTAGTGCTTGAAGAAGTCAACAGTAACTTAGGTGGCTCAGGTTCTATTATGCAGCTAGGCTTTGAGGCAGACATTAACGCTGCACCTTTGTCGATACAAAAGATAGATATTTATGTTAAAGCAGGTAAAACAATTTAAGGATAGGTATGTCTGATTATACAAAAGCAACTAACTTTGCAGGTAAAGATGCTTTATCATCTGGTGATCCGCAAAAGATTATTAAAGGCTCAGAGATAGACGCAGAGTACAACGCTATTGCTGCTGCTATTTCATCTAAGGCTGATCTAAATGGTCCTACGTTTACTGGCACACCGTCAGCACCTACAGCTACGGCAGGTACAGCAAGCACACAGTTAGCTACCACAGCGTTTGTGCAGTCAGCTTTAGTTG